GTAGCTTCTTATTTCACTTACGTGGCCAATGGCCAACCACCCTTTCGGGAAGAGTAAACCGCGTTTAGCGGATCTTACTACTCAGTACGTAGACCTTTATCAGGTTAACGCTTTCTGAGCCCGGGATGCTAACCCCGAGCCATCCGTGCTTACTGTAGAAATGTTGTGACGAGCTACCGATCTCTCGGAAAGCTTTAACGACATCTCGTCGCGGCCAATCTTGATAGGTTCGATCCGGTAGGACCGACCCAATTGAATTGACATACGAGCAGTAACTCGGGTACACTCGGTCGCCAGGAAGGACTTCGAAATCCTTACGCGGGCGGCTTGTGTATGTTTCGAAAACGTACCCAGACCATCCAAACTTTCTCCGATGAGGAGAAAGGCCGCGGTCACCGATCAGGTGACCGTCCCCGTAGCCATCCGGGCCCCACTTTTGTAAAGAGGGGTCCAAGTACTTGAGGAGGATAGCAGTCATAGTTTCATCTCCGTCCCTCGCATAATGGTTATGCAGGCGGAAGATGTCACCAGCGGACATTGAGTCCTTGATATAACAAGGCCTGATATCGATTCCCTTTAGATAATCCGCCCCGCAACTTTCGCGGAACGGCCCAGAAGAGAAGGACTTCGACTTGTTCGGCACGAAGCCGCACACGCCAAGTACTTCGCAGAGTAACCCGAATCTATCAGACGGGACGATTATATCGTCACCGTAGACAGAAACGAGGTGCTGCTGCTCTTCGCAAACGCAAGCATAAGCAAGCGCGTAGAAGATCAGTGACTCGAGAGGAAACGTAAAACCGTTACCCATCGAGCTAAACTTCTGGAGCTTGACAACTGAGCCATCGTACTCTACGCTTCCAGTACGGAAGTGATCAAGGAAAATGGCCCAGTCCACCGGCAGGAGTTCGTAAACGAGCTCATGCGCGATGGTGTCAGAGGCAGAACTAAGGTCGAGCGTTGCTAAAGCGCCCGTTAATGATCCCTCTAGAGCAGCGCGTTGGTTACGCGTCTGATCGTGAAGGTCAACACCAGCCTTACGCAACCGATCCGATATATAATCGCCGATCCCCATCTGGAACATAGTGTTCAGCGAGGGCTCGACGACCACTGAGCGATCAGTCTTGTACGACTTTGGGACGAAGACAAGTTTCCCGTTATGAATTTCTACGGGAACCATGGTGGACTCCGAGCTGTCATCCCCATAAAGGGTATGAAGCCACGGGCCTAACTCCTCTAAGCATTCTCTCACGAGAGGCAAGAGGTCTTCGCTACAAGCGGGCACCATCGACAGCTTTAGTCGGTGTGATGCCTTTCTTTTTGTGACTTGCGTCGTAGCTCCTGGGCCGAAGCGAGGCTGTATATCCGTGAGACGAGGAACCGGACCCAAGATAGATGCGATTTTACGCTGAGCACTATAAAGTATAGACTCAACGTGTGGGAGGAATAAAAACTTCCCGCAACGCCTCTTCTCAAGTAAGGAATTCGTCTCGCGACACATCCTCTCGGCATCTATGAAGGTCTTTACGGAAGCTGCCCGTCGATCGATACCGACGTCGATGTCTGCGCGTTTCGAGTAGAAAGCGCAGATCTGTCTGACGTTGATGGCATCTGATACGGAAAGCTCCTCGTAAGGAGGATCATAGTTACACAGATCAAGAATACGATTGCTAGTAATACAAGCAAAGAAGTACTCCCGGACTGGTAGCGCGTTAATCCGCGCACAGTGGACCAGGGCGAGTTCCTTGAGGATCTCATTCGTTCTCCTTGTGTCAGAACGTTGTTCCCAGCGTGTATAACGCATATTTCTCCTTTAAGAGGGAAGATAGGGATACTGTTGCCAAAATGGAGGGGTGCAAGCACCCCCGCTGCTCTTAGGTAGGAGCAACCAACAGATCGAAGAGTTCTGGCAAAGGACCAGTCGTCACAGGTGCAACCGAGGTGGAAACACCACCATCGATATTGACACCCATCTGACGAATCAAGCGGCGACCAGCAATATCAGAGCGCTCGTGGAACCAGCCAGTTGTTACAAACTGGTTCGTATAAGCGACCTTCGGTGCTGCAGTGTAGCCGGCTGCATTCTGGTTAAGAATGGCCTCCATTACTGGAACATAGACTCGCTTTTCCACCTTGTACATCCCGCTTTTGAGCTTCTCTATGGACATCGTCACATAGATCTGCGCATAAACGGGTACACCTGTGTTGCTTTCGCGCCACAGGGCCTCAACCTTGCCTTTTTCTCGGGTGACCGAGACGGCAACAAGGTTATGAGATACAGGGGTGGCTGCACCGTCAAAGACGGTAATATTCGCAATTTGCGACATAGTTTTCCTTAAGTTTAAGCGCGGTTAGGAGACCCGCGCAGAGTCAGAACCAGACAGGGTTTCAGCGAAATGCTGGGTCCTCAAGTATCAAGCTTTCTGAAGGCTTTATCAAGAGGGTTGACAAGGAGAGCAACGGCATTAACCGTATGCTTGAACGAAGCAACCTTATCAAGGTTTTTAAACCCTGGTAAAGGCACTGATAGCGACGACGACACCGATCTGTTCATAGAGAACGTTTCGTAGTAATCGCCGCCCGGGGCCCCTTGGAAGTAGTCAAAGGGTGAACCCGGGGTCTTCACGAGTTTAGGCGTTAAAACCTTAAAACGTGAGCGCTCCGTCGTTACAAAGGTACCGCTGAGAGCACAGTTAAGGCTCAGAGCGGACAGATAATTACCGACCGGGATAAACCAGTCGATAACGAACGAATACGGCATGAGCTCCCAGGCAACCGACACAGGGTCGAGAAGGCCTGAGAGCAAAACCACATTCTTCTCTTTTAGAATCGCTTTGATAGAGAGTGTATACTCTTTCTCAGCGCGGCTCCAAT